CACCCCGATTACATTGCCGCTCGTGTAACAGCCGGCACGAATGTTTTGTCAGAAGGTGCAAAACAATCACTCGCTTCTATTGAATCCCGCCGTCAAGCGATGGAAGAAATGGTTCCAGAAGGACTTCTTGCAATAAAAGATGCTCTTGAAGGAAAAATGGGACCTGCTTTAAGACTTAAAGCCGCTCATGATCTTTTGGATCGTGAAGGAACATTGGCTAAGATAAGTCGCACAGAAGTTTCACTTCCTCAAAATTTCAACTATGAAGAGCACGATAAAAAGGCTGAAAGTCTTCTTTCAGTTTTAGTAGCTAATGATGTAAAACGTCAAGAGGAACAGCAACTTCAAGAGAATCAAACTCTTGGAGTTGAAGAATTTACATCCACAGCTCTGACTCGTGAACAACAGAAGAAAATGCAAGAAGCGATGGAACTTATAAACTCAGTTAAGTTAAATCCAGACGCGATGGTAAATTAAGTTTTAAAAGGAATTACTTATGCCAGCAATCGTACCATATTGCATACCAGGAACAATGTGGAATTATCATACACCGAATGATGGTTCAGATATTGGTGGAGCGGAACCTACAGGATGGAAGCTTCAGCAATTGCCAGATGGCTCAGTGTATCTTGAAATTACAGGAACTGATTATGCTGATGTTGAATTTTATGCAACTCTTCCAACAATTCCTTCGGAATTTACTGGAAATCTTGTTCATGAATTCGATATAATTCCTGATGCAAATTCAAATTTGGCCCAAGCTAGGGAGTTTGATTCCATTCTAACTTATCAAGGTTATACCTATGAAAATCAAGGATCGATTCAATTAAATATTGCTGAAGGTGGGAATTTACAAATAACGAATGCTACTGGTCAATGGCAGGATATGGGAGATAATCCTGGAATATTTGCCGCGGGCGTAGCGACACATGTTAAATTGGTAATGAAATTTAACTTGACTGCTCATACTGGTGGTGTTATTGGTGTTTCTCTAAATAATGGTTCTGTTTTTCCAATTCCCGCAACTTTTCAAAATGAAGCTTCTCAAGCAAAAAAGTGGAATGACTGTCTCTTCGCGCAATTCCAACTTGATACAACTAAAGTTGGTGGAACTTTCGGTGAAGTGATTAAGAATGGTCAGTATACTTGGTCGTAATTTTTATCTCGGTGAGTTAGATTGACTCAATTTACTCCTCAAGAAGCTACTCTTTATGATGCTCAGATGCGTGCGAATGAGGCGCAAGAGGAGGAGCTTATAAAGAAGGGGTATAAGATAGGACAACTTAATGAAGCCTACATCCCTAGAAACGTTATCAACTCCTTTAGACCTATCCCTGTGCATCAAATCACCGACAGAGAACTTAAACGACAAGCTTATAGGATTAATTCTTTCGCAAATCTTTTCTATTTCTCGACTATACTTCTCAATAAACATAAGTTCCAACTAAACCCTGATCCTCGTAGAAATCTCCATCTTCAAATGTGCCTTACGGTGATGAAGGATGGGTTAAAAGAAGTGATCGAAATACCCCGCGATCACTTTAAGTCAACAGTTTATTCCGAATGTTTCCCTCAGTGGCGTGCTCTTCAGATAACTGATCTGGATATTCATTACCTTCAAAAAATTGGTTGTACCGATATCTACATTGAGTGGCTTCTCAAAGCTCACAAACAAGATATCCGTATCCTTCTTATAAGTGAGGTAACAAAGAATGCTGAGAAACTCGGAAAACGTATACGGAACTGTTATGAAGGGAACGGTTTTTTCCGAGAAGTCTTCAGCGATATTATTCCAGACGCTTCCTGTGTTTGGACAAACAACTCATTACATCATAAAAGAACGAAAAATGGAACAATTCAGGGTGAAGGAACATTTGATTTCATTGGTGTTGGAGGAGCTTTACAGTCCAATCACTATGATCTCGCTATTGAAGACGACTTGGTTGGTAGAGATGCGCTTAAATCAGAAACTGTCATGAATGATACGATTGAGTATCATAAGTTATTGGTCGGCGCAATGGATGCTGATGCGGAGAATGCGGGACGGGATTTTGATGAGATTGTGGTTGGAAATAGATGGTCATTTAAGGATTTAAATTCTCACATTCGTGTTGAGGAGCCTTATTTCAATTTCATCACTCATTCTGCCTTGGGAGGGTGTTGTTCGTTACATCCATATGGCAGCCCAATTTTCCCAGAAGCTTTTAACATCCAAAAACTCGCCCGATGGAAACACAGATTGGGAAGTTATCTCTTTTCTTGTCAATTCCTCAATTTCCCAATTAACCCAGAGAAATGTAAGTTTAATACATCTGATCTCCGTTATTTCCATTTTGATGCCGACGAGTCTGGAGCTACGTTTATTAGAACGAAAGAAAAACCGGTTAGGGTGAAGATTAGGCATCATGTTGCTGAGGGGGATGTGGATGAGGATATTTTTCCAAGAACTCTTCAGCGTTATATGGTTATTGACCCGAATCATGCAGGGAATAAGGGAAGATGTAGACATGCGATTACAGTTACAGGTGTTCGTCAGGATAAGAGACGTGTCTATCTTCTTAAAGAATGGGCAGAAGCCTGCGAGATTCAGAAGTTCGTTGAGGAAATTTTTAGAACTGCATTACAATTTAAAATTAATACAATTCATATTGAAACTGTTGGAGCACAAAAGTATCTCAAATTTCACTTGGAATACTTTATTACAGTTAATAAGTCTGTAGAGAAGTGGAAGGGAATTGAGTTTATTACGTTCGCAGACTTGAAATCTTCTAATACTGAAAATGCAAAGATTGAGCGTATTGATTCTTTTATTCCAATTACAGAGAGACACGAATTTTGGATGAATGTAGATGATTGTGCTAAAGTTAAAGAAGAAATGGAACAGTATGGGAATAAAGGCGGTCTTGTAGATTTGCTTGACACTCTTGGTTACGGAACACAGATTTGGAAATTTGACGATTATAATACAGAAGATTTGGAATTACTAATCACAGCTCAAAGAAATCGCTACGTTGCAGCTATGGCGAGGGCTTAGGTGAAATTGGTGCCATCAGATAGTTTAGCGCGCAAAGTTGATAGACATGATAGTGATTTATATCATGGAGATGCTCGTAAACCGGGCATAACAACTCGCATGGAAGACGTAGAAGGGAGAGTTGATACGTTAGAAGATATTATCAAAGACTTGAAAGGCTTTGGGAAATTATTCTTTCTAACACTTCTTGGAGCTTTTGCGACGGGGATTGTGACTTTAATATTTGAGATTATAAAGAAATAGAAAAAGTGATGATGCATACGATTATATATGAGTTACAGAATCATCCATACATTATCTGCGCTGTAGGCGGATTTTTGTGGTGGGTGTTTTCAAATTTCATGAGTCATGCTGCTCCACTACCGCCAACTTGTGGCTGGTGGTCCACATCGATACATGATTTTCTTCAATTTGCTGCTGCCAATCCTTATAAGTTTAGCTTCAATCAAAATCCAATCCAAGTATTTACCAATCGAAACCCTACCAGTCCGTCAGTGACTTCAACATTGACGGTGAAATAAAGGAGCAAAATATGGCAAGTTTTACCTCAATTTTGGATAACGTTGGAAAAGCACTTAAGGTATTTTTTACGGATGCAGTTAAAGTTGCACAAATTGCAGAACCGATTATTGATGTGGCGTTTCCAGGATTTGCTACACTTTATAACGCTGGAGTTTCAGAAGTTTTGGCTGCGGAAAATGCCGCAATTGCAGCAGGGTCACAATCTGGGTCTGGGGCACAGAAGTTGGCTTATGTTTTGGGCTCGCCTACGTTTATTTCAGCGGTTCAGCAATTTGAAGCAACGGCTAGTGTACCTTTTAATCAGACACAACAAACAGCATTTATTAATGCAATTGTAGCTGCACTGGATGCGATTCCGGCTTCGACAGTTACAGCGACTTTATCAGCGACAGCAGGAGCAACTGCAAGTAATGTACCAGCAGCAGGTATTCCAACAATAGTAACTAGTGTTTAACTTAAAGGAGTTATATTATGGCTTTAGGAAATGTAGTAGTAAACGGTGTAACTCCTGATAAGATGGACTTGCTTGTTCTGGGGATACAAAAAGAGTATGGTGGGACGAATGTAGGTTCGCTAAAGGGAAGTTTTAAAGATCATCATTTTACTGTTGATTATGTATATGATGGGTCGAATGAAGTAACTTTTACGATTGAGAAGATTACTAAAATTTTTGGTCATAGTTTAGTTAAAGTTGCAGATGCTCAGCAACAACTTCTTGTATGGGTTGAGGCAACTCTAGCGGGCGAAGAAGTTGAACCGACTGAAATTGTTGAACCACTTGTTGTAACTTCAAAAACTGCTCCCGCTCCAACGGAAGAAATTATTCCAGAAGTTCCAAGTGAGACGCCGGCAACGATTAATTCAAGCGGTAAAGTAACTGTGCCAATCGAGAATGAACTTCCACTTTCAACTATTCAACCTGATCCAATCACTCAACAGCCAGTT